GTTTTGTTTAGCCGAGTAAGTTTTCGACGATAACCAAGCCGTACATGTCAGGACGTACCATTTTCTTCGCATAGCGAGTCATCACACCTTTTCTAGGTACGAAGTCTTCAGGTCCGAAGATGGTAGGAGTGACTTGTAGTGGAACATATGGGGAGTAAACATAACCGCTTTCGAGGAAGTTACTACCTTTACGACCAACTAAGATCACGTTACGTGGGAAGTATGGGTCAACCATAATATCCCATTTGCCGCTCAATGTACCGACATTGACTGCACCAGCAGTTCCTTTGTCGTCATCATGAGTTACTTTAGCGCGGAATCCGGCTGTGAACTCAAGAATGTTTGCAACTTCTGGGGAACAGACCACGAAGGTCGCTCCGCCGCGAAGTACTTTGCGGTGGATTTGAGCAGATACGTCATTGATGGTTTCGAGAAGAGTCTCGTACCATTCGCTAACGGTTCCGGTGAAGTCAGCAGCTGGATCAGCTAATGTAGTTCCAGTTGTGCGATTCACAAACTTACCAGGACGACGTGACCAGTAATAAGTACCAGCTTTTGCGCCTTTAACCAAGTCATTTAAGATCTCTTGGTCAATTTCCAAAGCAATTTGCTCAGACAAGATGCTTGTCAACTCAACTTCGGCGTCGAGGTTGTGATAAGCGTTCAAGTCTTGACCCAATTCAGGGCTCCACTTTGCTTTCAATTTTTTCGTTACCGCAGTAACAGCAATGCTGTCAACTTTGATATCGATTTCTGGAATGTAACCAACGTCTTGTTCGTTGAATACGCCATTGTTAGGCTCTTCGCCTGCACCTTCAAGACCCCAAGGCTCTTCACCAACGATGGAACCTAATCCGCCGCCATTTGTGAATGAATCCTTCAAAGGAAATGTAGCAACAAGAGCTGCTGTAGGTGAAGTTAACACAGCACCAGTCAAGTTAACGATAGTGAGGGTTAACTCAGTAGCGCCAGAGTTGGCTGTAGTCAAACGACGAACCAACTTATCTTCAGCATTGATACCAGAAGTAACGTCGATAGCAATCAAGTTATCACGGTTAAGTTGAGCTGTTTCAGGCAAGCTTAATTCGAAAGTAACCTGCAATGCTTGTGCGTCTGTATCAGACAACAAGTCAGGGTCATAACGAAGTGCTTTAAGAACAGCTTCGCTTGCGCCGCTGATTACAGTAGTAGTTGCGATTGGGCTTGCGCCTGCAACTGTGTCAGCAGCACTACCTGTTGGTGAGCTGTAACCAGACTGCAAGTTGTACATACCGCCGCCATCTTCAGTGATGTCAGTAACACCAGTTTGGATGCCTTTAGCAACAACGCCACCGCCATACACGGATTCGCCAGCGTCCATACCGTTACGGGTATTGGTCAATGTGAAATCCATGAAGAAGATCAAGCCGGAAGGCAAGCTCATTGGCTGTACGGATACTAAATCGTTAGCGATCAATCCGCCGAATACACGACGAACGATTGGAAATGCAACAGCTGCAAATCCTTCTACATCGCCAGCTGCCATTGAGGAAGCCTCACGAAGAAGTTCTTTTGCTTGGTTTTCGAGTAAGCGACTCATATAGTTTTTATCACGGTCATTGCCTAAACCTTCTAAAAGACCAGTTTGCTCCCACTTATTAAGTAAAGCAGCTCCGTCCTTGGAAAGATCACGATCAACAATGCCTTCAGTTAATTTTTCTAATACTGACATGGTAATGTCTCCTTGTTATTGTAGTTAGTTATTTAATCCCCGCCAGAAGTTTCCAACGGTTTTCATGGGGATTAACATTTTTTGTTATTTTTCGTCGAGGCATCTTCATCGACGTATTGTTGCTAACTACTTCGCTTAGTGATTCAGGTCGTCCTTGCCTCTTTGTGGACACCACCGTGCTTTGAAGTGTATCGAACACAGTCTTTGCATGCTCAACTGATTTTACAGCCCGAAGCGCCTCGACAGCAATTTGCTTCTGTCGCTCATTCAGAGAGTCGGCTTTTAAAACTTCGTTTGTGTAGAGAAGTTTGGCATTCTGGAGACTGAGTTCCTCCAACGTCGTTGTGAGCTTCTGAATTGCTTCGTTCTGCTCGTTAATTCCAGACACCATATTACTGTTGTCTGCTTTGAAATTATCATTCTGCTCTTGAAGAGCTTTGAT